AAGCAGAAGATCGCGCTTTGGCACGTTACGAAAAACGCGCAGCAGAAGCCGAAAAAATGATTGGCGAACTGAGCAGCGGCAAGTATTACGTTTGGCCGGTGGGTGGCAAGTACCGCGAAGGCGCATACGGTCAACTGGTGAGTTTTCTGATTCGCAACAACTACGCCTAACCAACCCGCCCCCTTCGGGGGGCGCACTAACACCATGAAACACCTCCTCATCCAACTCGCCCAGGCCATCCTAGCCGCCACCCTGATCGGCGCACCGTTGGCGTACTACTTCATCTTCGTGATGAAGCCCTAATGCTTTACCGCCGCCGGTCGGTCACCGGCATCTACCAACGCCAAACCGGAGAAACCCAACATGGCTATTTCACTCAAAACCACCAGCGGCCTCTCGGCCAACGGTGTCAAAGTCTTGGTCTACGGCCAAGCAGGGGCAGGCAAGACCAGCCTCATCAAGACGCTGCCCAATGTGGTGGTGCTGTCAGCAGAGGGTGGCTTGTTGTCCATCCAAGACGCTGACCTTCCGTATTTGGAAATCACCTCGATGGCCGACCTGATGGAGGCCTACGAATGGCTCAACAGCGGAGACGCCAAGGGCTTCAAATCGGTGGCCCTTGACAGCATTAGCGAGATTGCAGAGGTTTGCCTGAACACCGAAAAGAAAGTCGCCAAAGATCCGCGCCAAGCCTACGGTGCTATGCAAGAACAGATGGCCGACGTAATCCGCGCCTTTCGAGACTTGCCTGGCCGGCACGTTTTGATGACCGCCAAACTTGAAAAGACGGCAGATGAGATGGGGCGCATCCTGTACTCGCCATCCATGCCAGGCAACAAAACCGGCCAGAGCCTGCCGTACTTCTTTGATGAGGTGCTGGCCCTGCGCGTTGAGAAAGACGCCGATGGCGTAAGCCAGCGGGCTTTGATGTGCGACTCTGACGGCCTCTGGATTGCCAAAGATCGGTCAGGCAAGTTGGCAACGTGGGAAGCGCCCGACCTTGGCGAGATCATCAAGAAGATCGGCGGTGCAGCATGAGAGCCATGCGCGAGATAGCCGCCGAGTGGCACGCCGAGAAAGAGGTTGAGCGTCAAGCCACCGAGAACCGCCGCCGCCTCGAGGATGAGATGGTCAAGTCATTTGGCCTGCTTCCCGACCTCGACAGCACCGTTAGCAAAGACGTTGATGGCTACGTCATCAAGATCACGGGTCGCATTGATCGCAAGGTTGATGCCGACAAGATTCAAGAACTTGCCACCCAGCACGGTCTTGAGTCGCACCTTTCAACCCTCTGCCGGTGGAAGCCGGAAATCAACCTCAGCGTATGGAAAGCGACCGACCCGACGATCACCAAACTGTTAGCCCCGGCGATCACCGCGAAACCAGGGCGTCCATCCTTTTCAATCGTTCAAAACAAGGAAGAGAAATGAAACTCGGAGAAACCTTTTCTGCTGCTGAATTGCAGCCATTGACACCATCCTATGACTTGCTGCCCGCTGGTTGGTACACCGCCATCATCACTGAGGCCGAGGTCAAAAGCACCAAAGCCGGAAACGGTAGCTACATCAAGTGCAGATATGACATCACCGGCCCATCGTGCCAAGGTCGCGTGGTGTTCTCAAACTTCAACATCCAAAACCCCAGCGTCAAGGCCGAGGAGATCGGACGCCAGCAGCTTGGCGAAATGATGCGTGCTTTGGGTCTGGCGTCTGTCAGCGACACCGATGAGCTGATCAACGGCCATTTGTCCATCAAGGTGGACATTCGCCCAGCATCGGGCGAATACGGCGCTCAAAATGAGGTCAAGGGCTGGCGCAGTAACACCGGCAGCTTGCCGCCGCAGCCTGGCAAGCCCGACGCTCCTACTGGTGCGCCAGCCAAGGCATCGCCACCTTGGGCGAAGAAGTAAAAAAATGCCCCACTCGCGCAAACGGGTGGGGCCAACTGAACAAAGGAGAGCAGAGGATGGAAATCCCCCAATCAGATCATAGCATTGCCGCTTTGATCGACAAGCACCACGAGGCGCAGGCAGCGCAGGAGATGCCCCGCCCTCACATGGGGTGCAGCATAGTCGGCCACCCATGTGACCGCTGGTTGTGGCTGAACTTTCGCTTTGCGGTCAAGCCAGCGTTTCCCGGCAGAGTCCTGCGAATGTTCCGCCGAGGCCGGAACGAAGAAGCCACGATCATCGATGACCTGCGAAGCATCGGCATCAAGGTGCGTGTGTTGGAGGAGCAGAAGCGGGTGGCTTTTGGCAGTCACTTGTCTGGCAGCATTGACGCCATCCTAGACGCTGGCGTGCCAGGCGCACTCAAAGCCAAGCACATTGCCGAGTTCAAGACGCACTCAGCCAAGTCGTTTGCCGATGTGGTTAAGCAAGGTGTTGAGAAGTCAAAGCCAGAACACTTTGTGCAGATGCAACTTTACATGGCGGGCACCGGCATCAACCGCGCTTTGTATGTTGCTGTCAACAAAGACGACGACAGCATTTATACCGAGCGGCTTGTATACGACAAGATTGTTGCGGATAAGTATATCGCCCGCGGTCAACGCATCGCGCTGTCTGACCGGATGCCCGAGCCGCTGAGTACCGATCCATCGTGGTACCAATGCAAATGGTGCCCTGCTTACTCGATGTGCCATGAGGCTCAACATACCAAAGAGGTCAATTGCCGCACTTGCGCACACTCAACAGCCAAACCTGACAACACCTGGCATTGCGCCCGACATGACGCTGACGACATCCCGCTGGAATGGCAAGTGCAGGGCTGCGAGAGCCACGTTTTGCATCCTGATCTGGTTCATTGGAAGCGCAAGGATGGCCCGAATGAGTGGACGGCCATTTATGTTGTTGATGGCAAGGACGTAGCCAATGGCGACCCAGACGCGCACATCTACAGCAGCAGGGAGTTGCTGGCTAATCCGTCAATGTGCGCCGCTGGGGATGTGGAGATTGAGCGGCTGCGGGGGAACGGGGCGAGGGTGGTGGGGTGAACAAGATTGAATTTGGAGATTGCAGGACAACCATGCGTCGCTGGAAAGAGCAGGGCATCAAAGCGCAAACTTGCGTGACCAGCCCACCCTACTATGGTCTTCGGGACTACGGGCACGACGGGCAGATTGGTCTGGAAGAAACGCCAGAGGAATACATCACGGCAATGGTCGAAGTGTTCCGATGTGTGTGGGATGTGCTGGAGGACAACGGGACGCTGTGGCTGAACATTGGAGACAGTTACTACAACTACCGGCCCGGCAAGGGGCAGGCATTAGTCCAGCAATCAGTAGCCAATAACAATCAAGATTTGCCTCAAACGTGTGCAAGGCGAGGCAACAAATTAGACGGCCTAAAAGAAAAAGACCTTATCGGCATCCCTTGGATGCTGGCCTTTGCCCTTCGCGCAGATGGCTGGTATCTGCGCCAAGACATCATTTGGCACAAGCCAAACCCCATGCCTGAGTCGGTGCAAGACCGATGCACAAAGGCGCATGAGTACATTTTCTTGATGAGCAAGGCGCAGCAATATCACTATGACCATGAGGCCATCAAAGAACAATCAACATCTAAAAGCGAAGGCATCAGATTTGGCGGCAACAAATACGGGGATGATGATGATCCCAAATATGCAACCAAATCAGGCAATGTCAGCAAAGAATACGACAAGGCAAACAAACGAAGTGTTTGGACGGTCACTACCAAGCCTTACGCTGGCGCACACTTTGCCGTCTTCCCGTCAGACTTGATTGAACCTTGCATCCTTGCTGGCTCACCAGTTGGTGGCATTGTGCTTGACCCCTTTATGGGCAGCGGCACAACAGCGCAAGTGGCCCAGAACCTTGGGCGGCAGTACCTTGGATGTGAACTGAATCCAGAATACGAAGCATTGCAGCAAAGTCGTCTGAGTCAGTTAAGTTTGGGGTTGGAATGACTATCGAACTTCGCCCCTACCAAAAACGCGCCATCGATGAGTTGTATGCGTGGTTTGAGAAACACGCTGGCAACCCATGCCTTGTGCTTCCCACCGGGGCGGGCAAGTCGCACATCGTTGCTGCCATCTGCAAAGATGCGTTGCAACGCTGGCCCGAGACGCGCATTTTGATGTTGACCCATGTAAAGGAATTGATCGAGCAAAACGCCGAAAAGATGCGCCAGCATTGGCCTGATGCGCCGTTGGGAATTTATAGCGCCAGCATGAACCAACGCAACATCGACTCGATCACGTTTGCCGGGATTCAATCGGTGCGCCGCAAGGCTGGTTTGCTGGGGCACATTGATCTGGTGCTGGTTGATGAGTGCCACCTGATCAACCACAGGGAACAAGGCGGCTACCGCACGCTGCTGGCCCAACTGAAACTCATCAACCCTGCGCTGCGGGTGATCGGTTTGACGGCTACTCCGTACCGTTTGGGGCACGGGATGATCACCGATGAGCCTGCGCTGTTCAGCGACCTGATCGAGCCGGTGACCCTTGAGCAGTTGATTGCCCAAGGCTACCTGTCGATTTTG